TTTCCTTGACGCGCACACGCAGAAGGATGGCCAGCGCTACTGCAAGCAGGTGTGCGTGGACTCTGCCGGCGGCAGCCATCAGCAACTGCTGCGCCTATCGCCAGGGGATGATGCCGACGCGAGACTGGCGGACTATGCCGCGCGCCTAGTCGTGTCGCTGGCTGAGCAGGAATACCACCGCGTCGTCCGAAGGGATGCACCGATCGTCTTGGCGCACCAAACGAAGGAGCAATTCGCCGCGCGCTACTGGCAGGAATTGCTGATGGCATATCAAGAGGTAGACAAGGTGCGCGTCGGTTACTTGATTTGGTGGGTCTATAACCGTTTTTCAGGCGGGGACTTCACGAGCAATCAATTGCGGCTTTCCTTCAACGCAGCGTACGGGCGATCCCTTAACGTTGCGCAGTGGAACACGCTGGTGACTGACCGCTTGATACCGATCCGTGATCGTTATCAGGCCATGCTTGATGAGGCGGAACTGTAATGTCGGACTACTACGTTCGCAGCGGTGCAACGGGTGCGGCGGATGGCTCTACCTGGGCGGATGCGTTTACCAATATCGTAGCTGCGCTAGCTGTCGCAGTGTCCGGCGATACGCTGTGGGTAGCGAATGATCATTCGTATTCGCACGGGGCGTCGTACCTGATATTCGGGCCAGATACCGGAGTAGGCGTGCGCGTACTCGGAGTTAACACGAACTCTGTCGAACCGCCTACTGGACTAGCTGATCCACCCACAGCGACTGAATCTATAGGCGCGGCGAATGGGGGGCTGTCCATAGCGGGGCGTCTATTTATCGATAGTATGATTTTTCAATCCAGCACGTCTGGTGCTGGCGGTGCGACGTTCACGTTTGGATCAACCATATCGTGCAATGTGCGTTGTGTCCGGTGCAAAATACGGTCGCTGACAGTCAATGGCATAGGCGGATTTCTGTTAGGGTTTGGTCCATCCACAGCGAATGATGATTCGCTGACTATCTTCGATGACTGTAGTTTCTACATCGCCAACACATCACGCGCGTTTCAGGTACAGCATGGCCGGACATTAATTAGAAATTGCACCATTGATCCAGGCAGCGTGACTCCAACGCAACTAATCATGCAGAGAGCAGGAGTCGCTGGTGACTTGGTAATTGATGCCAGCGATGTTTCTGGAGAGGCGTTCAGCTATTTTATGGACCCCGCAGGCTCGGGCGTATCTCGTGTGTTGGGCAGAAATCTGAAGATGCCATCCGGCACAGCGGTGGTCACTGGCTCAGCGGACGGTCCTGGTGGGCCGTTAATCGCGTTGCATAACACAGCGTCAGGCGACGCGTACAACAACATGTCGCGCTCTGATCCGTATGCCGGTACGCAGGTTGAGGAAACGACGCTTGTGCGCACGGGCGGGTCAGATGTGTCCTACCGGATCGACACGAGCGCGACCGCTGCTTACCCGAACGTACCATTCACATCCTCCGAAGGCGCGATGTTCAACTCGGTCACGTCCGAGCAGACATTGACCATCGAAATCCTGCACGATACGAACGTAGCGGCAGGACAGGGATCGGGAACTGACTTCGACTTCACGAACGCCGAAGTTTATCTGCGTGTCATGGCCCTCACCACATCGGGATTCCCGCTCGGCGAATGGATGAGCGATGCGCCTGCGGACGTGTTTGCTACGCCTACGGATCAGGATGCATCGAGCGAGGCATGGACGACCACGGGGATGACGACGCCAGTAAAGCAAGCGCTCTCGGTTACGTTCACGGCTGCGGAAGCTGGATACCTGCATTGGGAAGTCTGCGTCGCGGCTGCCAGTAAGACGTTCTATGCGGATCTATCGAGTCCGGTGCTGAGCTAATGGCTACCTCCCGACTGATTCCGGGCTATGGATTCATCGTTGAAACGCTGGACGAGGATAAGCTGCTTCCGGGGTTTGGGTTTATTGTTGAGACAGAGGCGGCTGGTGGCGCCTTTACCCTCACTGCGGAAGCCGGTTCGTACACCTTAACAGGTCAAGCTGCTGCCCTCACCAAGCAGAGCGTACTCACTGCTGCGGCCGGCAGTTATGCGATCACCGGACAGGATGCGAGCCTGCTGACTGGCTTCGCGTTGACCGCTTCGACTGGTTCCTACACGCTTACCGGCCAAGATGCCGGGCTCGCCAAATCGAGCCTGCTGACGGCGGATGTCGGGGCATATGCGCTAACCGGACAAGACGCAGGGCTGCTCAAAGGCAGCTACCTCACGGCGGCAACCGGCGCGTATGTTCTGACAGGCCAGGATGCCGCGCTCCTGACCGGGTATGGTCTGACTGCGGAAGCTGGTGCATACGCGATCACAGGCCAGGATGCCGGGCTGGTAAAAACGAGTGTTCTTAGCGCCGAGACTGGTGCTTATGCGCTTACCGGGCAGGATGCGGATCTCACCTATACGCCAGTTGGGGCATTCACGATCACGGCGGGCACGGGCGCGTATTCACTGACCGGCAACGACGCCGCACTGGTAGCAGATCACGTTATCACTGCGGCGACAGGCGCATACGTTCTTACTGGCAACGCCGCCGCGCTTGGAACCGGGTACACGCTAACGGTTAGCGCTGGCGCATACGCTCTCACCGGCAATACGGCGAACCTTACTGCTCAACGTCTCTTGAGCGTCGATGCTGGCATCTACACGCTCACAGGGCAGGATGCGACGCTCACCTACGCGCAAGTGGCCGGCGTGCAAGGTGCTCGTAGGACTCGCGGCGTATTCTCTGTAGGTCAGCGCCCGCCGCAACTTTCAACAGGACGCAGAGTATGACGCTACGTGTGATCACGGGGCCGGCTGTTGAACCGCTGACCGTTGCCGAGGCTAGCGCGTGGGCGCAGATATCAACGACGATGAGCGAGCCTGCGCCGGGCGCTGTCACCGCGGCGCTCGCATCGCCTGCCGTCGCTGGTAACGTCGACGACGGCCAGCACAGATATGTAGTTACATTCCTAACAGCCATCGGCGAGACGCAAGCCGGCGTGGTGTCGGACGCTGTTACGGTCGCCGACAAGACGGTGAACGGCAAGGTCGAGATTACCGCAATCCCGCTTGGGGGCTCGCTAGTCGCGAGCAGGAAACTGTACCGTACTGAGGCCGGCGGATCGACGTACTTATTACTCGCCACGATCGCCAACAATACGGAGACTACGTACACCGACAACAGCGCGGATGCAGACTTGGGTGCGGGCGCACCAAGCGCGAACACGACAGGCGATCCGAAAATCTTGCGACTGATTCAGGCGGCGCGAGAGGACTTCGAGGACCGCACTGGGCGCAGAGTCATCACGCAAACGGTGGAGCAGGTCTACGATGCGTTCCCCGAGAATGAGATCAAGCTCGGAATTCTGCCGATCCAGTCTATCGAGTCGGTGAAATACTACGATACGGACGGCACGCTGCAGACGTTAGACTCCGATCAATATGTGCTCGATCGCGACATGCTGCCGGGCTGGCTACTGCCTGCGATCGATACGTACTGGCCGTCAACGCGCAACATGGCGCAGGCGGTAATCATCCGCATGATCGTCGGGTATGGCGATACTGGCGCGAGCGTGCCTGCAAAAATAACGCAGTGGATGTCTCAGCTCGTTAAGTACGGCTTCGATCAACCGGGGCCGGTGAACATCGGGGCCGCAGTCAACGAGATGCCGCGATCGTACGTTGATGGTCTGCTCGATGCATTCGACATAAGGAAGACATGACCAAGAAAGAGATGTTCATCCTCCTGCGCCACGAAATTCGCGGGGAGTTGGATGCACTCGAAGAGCGAATCGAGACACTGGAAGGCAGAGCCGCGGCAGGTGACGACACTGCGAACCCAGACGAGTACGAAGCGCCGCATGCGGAATCGCCGGGGACCGCGAGCTTCAACTCGGTACTCAGAAAATCGCCGCCGTGGTTTATTCCTAGGTTGCGTGAGAGCGGGGTGGACACCTTGAAACGGTTGCTTAGTCTGCGCGAATTTCTTACCGCAGAGAATGTCGCCACGCTACACGGCATCTTGAAGGACGAGGGTTACGAGTGAACCTGCGCCACCGTATCACGATTCAGTCGCTAGTTAACAGCCAGGACGAGACGACCGGCATCATGACATCGACGTATGAAACCTTCGCCGTTGTGTATGCCGAAGTGCACCCGCTCTCGGCGCGCGAGTTCATCGCCGCCAACATCGCGCAGTCGAATGTCACGGCGAGAATAACGATCCGCTACATGGCTGGCATCAAGCCGTCCATGCGCATCCTGCACGGCGACTCTGTGTTCAACATAGAAGGTGTGCTGGCGGATGATAAGAGTGGGATCGACTATCTCACGTTACCTTGTTCGGAGGTGGTTTATGGTTGAGGTCGAAGCAAATCTCAGAGGTGACGTTGCCGGCGCTCTCGATAAATACGAGGAGAGTATTCGGCAAGACGTTTTGTTTAGTGGAGCTGCCGCCATGGCGCGCGTGGTGTATGCGGAGTTGAAGCGCAACACGTCAGGCTCCAGATTCAGCGAGTCAGAGCAATCATTCGTAGGCGCAGGCAAAAAAACGAGCACGCTGCACGACGCTGTGTATCGTACCTATTCGCCATCGCGATCCACGGACCAGGTGAAAACGTATCATGTCGGCGTCAACAAAAAGAAGGCTCCGCACTGGGCATTGATCGAGTACGGGCACATGCAACCGTACCGAGCAGTACTGACGCAGAAGCGCGGATGGATCACGCTTAAGCGGGCGCGGCACACGCCGAAGTTCATCGGACCGAAGCCTTACATTCGGCCATCGCTTGCCGCTATCCCCGGCGCGATCGAGGCCGGACAAAAGCGCATAGCGGAGCGGCTTGCGATGCAGACCTTCGTTGACGATGCGCTGGCGCTGTGAGTGTCGAGACTCAAATCTATGCGGCGCTCAAAAATCTTGTGGGCGGGCGCGTCTATCGTGATGAGGCGGACGAGACCGTACCGACGCTGCCGCGCATCGTCTTCTGGCAGGTGGGCGGCCCATCGATTAACTATCTCGACTCCGCAACGATACCGGACAAGGGATGGGCGCGCGTGCAGATCAACTGTTGGCACACGCGCCGGGATGATTGCAACACGTTGGCCAAGCAAGTCGAGAATACGTTACGCGCTGTCGCAGGATTGCAGACTACCGTAGAGGGCGCGTTCTTTGCGATCCCTCCAGCCATCGGCCAGGATCCGAAGGTGTTCGGCACCAGCCAGGACTTTACCTTCTTTGCATGAACGATGAGCCCGGCAACAAAAGAGCTTCATCAAGTCTTGATCCGATTACTCAAGGGCTGTCTCAGTGCTTGGGAAAAATGGATAAGTAAACAGCAGTAAGAGTAAGACTGCCTCGCGGGCTGCATAGGAAACGCGCAGCCATGATGCCTCGCAGAAATCAACCGTCGCCTTCTGGGCGATTTTTCATTTCTGAGGGGAATAAATCATGGCAGCAAGACTACCGAATGGCAGCATTATCGCGATGGCTTCTGGCTATGGCGACGCAAAGGACATGACTGTATTAACGAACGCCAGTCCGGGCGTGGCAACTCTGGAAGCTGGTCACGATGTTGTGGAAGGCGACATCATCGAAGTCACCTCTGGCTGGACTCGGCTTACTGGTCGAATCGTGCGCGCTGGCACAGTAGCGACGAACGACGTAGATCTAGAGGGCATCAATACTACGTCGACGGTTGCGTACCCTGCAGGCTCTGGCGTTGGGACTATCCGAGAGATTAGCGGCTGGACTACGATTGCGCAGATTCTTGGGGTAACGACTGACGGCGGTGGGCAACAGTTCACGAACTTTCAGTTCCTGGAATCCGACGCGCAGTCCAGGCTGCCGACCGTGCGCGACGCGGCTGGAGCTACGCTGCAGATCGCTGATGATCCGTCGCTCGCTGGATACCTCCTGCTGGAGGCTGCCAGCGATGACCGCGATCCGCGTGCGGTTCGTGTCACGCTGCCGAACGGCAATTTGATTTTCTACAACGCCTACGTCTCGCTCAACAAGACCCCGACGCTGACGGTCAATGAGGTCATGAGTTTAACCGCGACACTCTCGTTCGTGAACGAGAACCCGGTGCGCTACACGTCGTAGGCATAGCGACATCTCGCGCGGTCTGCGACTAGGCCGCGCCTCACCAACAATCACAACGGCCGGCAATCATGCTGGCCGTTTTCATTGGAGCATCATGCATGGCAAAGCTCACATTCAATGCTAACCCGACGTTCTCAATCAACGTGAACGTTGCGGTTGACGGCGGAACCAAGGACGAGATCCTAATCACGTACAGGCACCGCACGCGCAAGGACAAGGAACAATTCGCGCGCGAGGTCGCCGAGCGTTACGCGGCGCTTGGAGATAAGCAAGACACTGACGCGGTTGCAGACCTAACCGCTGACGTGCTGATGGAGATGATCTCGGCATGGGCGTTCGAAGAGCCGCTCACCAAAGAGAATCTTAAGCACGTTTGCAATGAGCACGGCGCTGCAGCGAACGCATTTGCCGAGGCGTACTGGAATTCCACGGAGCCGGCGCGCGTAAAAAACTAAGAGCCGTAGCGCAGGCACTGTACACGCCTGCTCCTACGGCGAGAGAAGCGGCGGTACTCGGTCTTACTGTCGACGAGGCCACGGTACACGAGGAAGTCTGGCCGGAGAATCAGGCGGCTGTCGACGTGTTCCTGCGGATGACTTCGCAGTGGGTGGCCGCAGGAATGAACGGCGTAGTCATCGGGCTTAACTACTGCGCGCTGCCGATCGTCGCACCAGTAGAGTTTAACTCTACAGAGTGGCCCGATATGTTTCAGTCGATACGCATATTAGAGGATGAAGCGATGAAGATGATGAGGAGTCAAAAGTGATTCCTAGCCTCTTCTTATGCATGTAAAATAAGCGAGCCGCAAAGGTGTTGAAGCACCAATGCGGCTCTAACCAATCCGACTATGTAGGAGTCATCATGGCTGAGGCCATTGTATCCGTTAAGACGTGCTCTGCTTGCAAGCAGACTTTTTCGATAGACGCATTCGCAAATTGCAAAAACAACAAAGACGGTAAACGCGGATGGTGTAGGCCGTGCGCGAAGGCGTACGGCGCAGAGTGGCACGTAGCAAACGGCGACAGGATGAGAGCGTTGATGCGCGCGCGTCAAGAGATAAAGCGCGATGAAGACAACGCGAAGAAAAGGGCGTGGTATGTAGCGAACAAGGAATTAACGCGACAGCGTTCTGCCCAGTATAGAGCCGAGAACAAGGACAAGATCGCGGCGCGCGACGCTCAATATCGGGCTCGTGTGGCAGAGCAGTTGCGGATAAAGAAGGCAGCGTACTATGCAAAAAATAAGGACCGCGCAAAAGCTCGTATGGCCGCGTGGCATGCAGAGAACCCTGATGCTATTGCAAAATATCGCTCTAAGAATCGTGAGCGAATGAATGCCACGTCGAAGGCGTGGCGTAATTCTCATCCAGAAGCTGGCCGAATATACAAACAAAACCGGCGGGCTCGTAAGCGTGAAAACGGCGGCGCGTTGTCGGTCGGTATAGTAGAAAAACTTTTCAGACTTCAACGCGGAAAGTGTGCGTGCTGTAAGAAGCCGCTAGGCAATGGGTATCACCTAGACCATATCATTCCGCTGAAACTCGGCGGAAAAAATATAGATGAAAACGTGCAGTTGCTGACTCGGCTGTGCAATATGCAGAAGCACGCGAAAGACCCAGTCGACTTCATGCAAGAGCGTGGATTTCTGTTTTAACAAAACTCGATTCACCTAACGAAACGCCCGTTTTAGACGGGCGTTTTCTTTGGAGAGTACCCTTTGGCTGATAGCGCAATCGCCCGCTCTGTAATCGAGTTAACAGT